GCTTCCCATTTTTCAGAATATCTTTACCGTCAGCATCCTTTTTATAGTATGTCTTCAACAATTCCCTGTTTTTGATATACTTCATATTAAAGCGCGGGGTATCATTATAATTCACACTATCTCTGATCCTTGGATTAATCGAATTTAAATTACATCTGATCACATAAGATGATGGCGGCATGTTTTTCCCTCCTATTATTAGCATTTGACTTCCAAAAGTACTGGCCAAAGCTTTGGCTGTGAGATTTGCTGATTGAGGAGTCCAGAGGCATTCAACTGTGAATGGGAATTTCAACGCACCATGATTTGGCATGAAGACTGCTTCTAATTGGAGCAAAGTAGCGAATCGCCAACCTGCAACATGTTGTTTCATAAAGTCTTCAAAAGCAATGTCATTTGATAAGAAACCGTCATTAATTGAAGTGCAGTTGTACATATGATGCTGCCATGGGATTACAATAGACTGCACTTTGATAGGCAAGTTTGTGATAGTGCCAAAAGCGGACACACTTTGTGGAGGTGTGACATCAATTGACAGTGGATCTTCATTTTGCCTCTTCCTGGTTTCCGATCTTGCTTGTTCCGCCTCGACTAGAGATGCCATCTCTCCACACCAGATAAAACAGAACTGCTACTAGAGCTATAGTCAATGCGCAAAGAACAAATTTAACTATGAACTCCGTGATGACCTAGCTATGACAAGCAAAACAAAAGACAAAATGGAGAAACAGAAACTGATTGAAAAGGTGATCAATGCAACTAACTCAACTGAAGGATGCATAAACTAAAAATTATTGTCGTCACTGGCCGACGCGTTCACTGTAAGCGATGTTCTAACTGAGTCGGCTTTCAAAGACCAAAGGCTGACAAGATTTACTGCTGTCACAATTGAAGCGAACAATAACGAGTAAAAAAGCACTAGAAGCAGTATGATCTCGATAACCATCTTGATTGCATCTCTAGTACTTGAAATTTTCTTTTAGCAATAAACCTTACAGCCCTTAATCTCTTAACCTTGATGCAGTGCAGCTAGCCATTTTAATGAGGTTTCAATTTCCCTGTCAGCGCCAAAAGATGCCACAGTTCTCTTACCCAAGTACAATTTCCTTACGCTCCTCTTCAAAAGGGCAAAAACTGGCACAGAAATGTAATTTGCCGTCGCAAACAAAGTGTTCAAGAATTCCTCTTCTGGCTCACCTAATTTTAAAAGCAGCTTTTCTTCCCTTGGGCAAAAGCGACAGAAGAAGTCGAAATTCCCAGCTTGATACTTAACTTGGTCTTCAGGGAAAAGCTGCCACATCTCTTCTCCAAGGGAGTGCCCTACTGCAAATTCAGTAAGATATGACAATCTTTTATCAACAATGCTTTTGTCATCAACTGCTATAGCCAGCTTAGCAAATAGGGTCAGAGGAGATCTGCAGGCACCCTCGATTCCAACATAATATCCGCAAAACAAGGCATAAAAGCTATACTCTAGCTTGAACCTGAGATGCAGAAGACTTGAGATATAGGGCCAAATTGGATTTGGAGGGGGCTCTTTATCAAGCATTGAATCATCACCAGAAACCATGCATGGAGTTGAACCGACGATGTACTGAGAGTGCAACACTGCCAAATTGTAGTCTGTATTATCATCATAAGTGCCTGGTTCCCCTGTTAATCTCATACAAGTCAAAGATCCGAACTGAGTTTCCACATTTGTCTTAAGCCACACATGCATTTCAATGAGTTCTTCTGGAATGCACAGTCTTTCCATTTTCTTTTTCTCGAGCACAACTGCTTCACCATGTTGAGATTGATCAAAGGCAGTATAATCATTTGACACGTGTTCTGACCTAGTCAGATGTTTTTGACACCACTCAGACATTTCGAATGGAGTGTTTCCCGCGTGGACGTAAATGTGGTCTGGACGATCTGCTTTATCGAAAATTCTTTGATATTTTTTAACTGGCCCAAGGATTAAGATGACTGCATCATGCATTAGAGCCAAAGTTTGGCAAGCTTTCCAACCTCCAAATAAGCTGTTCTCGTTAACTTTTTGCTGTGTTTTGCTGAATATTCGAACGAAAGAGTATCTCCAATCTGGATCTGATCTTTTAGCGTTAGCTTCGATGAATGCCTTCGTTTTATTTGACAACTGAGCGTATTCATTAGCACAAATGCACTCAGCAAACTTTAGTTCATCAAAAGGCACTCTTGAATTAGGATCCCTATTGTAAGCTTTGCAGAGACTTGAAAAGAGGATGCCGCCAAGGAATTCATCTTTCGGGGTTATTTCATACGGCTGCTCTGATTCTCGAAAGACCAATCTTTTTTGAATTGAAGCTGGGAGTAAAGTTTGATCATGTTGTTGATTGTGGACAGCAGCCAAAGTTGAGCTTGGCAGAGCGCCAATTTCAAAATTCACATTGAGCAAAGGAAATTGATTTGAGACCTCATCCTTATAAACTATCTCCTTAATCTCTGGATCATGAGCAGGGTTTAACAATGCGGCCAGCGTCTCGAAATTCTCACCCGGATAGACATGAGTTGAAGCACAAGGTGAGTATGAGACCTTCATTGGAGTTGGCTCAGAGCATACAGTGCTCAAGATATCTGTGTGCAAAGGAAGCCTCGTTTCAGGCAGAAAATCTGGCTCCACTCTTGGAGCATTGTAAGAACCATCCCCGGTAATTCGTTTTGTCTGATCCAGAAAAATCTCAAGAGGGACATTTGGGGCAGCATTGACATTTCTTGGAGTCTTTCTAATTGCCAGAGAGTCTTTTAGTTCAATGTTATGTCTTCTCCTTCTTTCTCGTCTGGCAATAGTTCTTTTCGCACCAGCTCCATACAGCTTTGGTCTTGCAGCGAGTGGTTTTCTCAAAATTTGATAATTCATGAGGATTTTCGGAAACATCTTTTCGATTGGGCTCTTTTTTCCTCCCCAGAAATCAGCGAACACTTGATTGCAATTGGC